TTATGACAGGGCCAAAAGGAATACTAGAACAAAACTAACATTTAATGACATGCCTAAATTAGAATTTTATATTGCTACTATAACAACACCAGAAGAACATGCAGGTAAAATAGCGGGCTATTGTGGTATCGGTACTTACGGAGATTTACTTGTTGATAGTGGTGCATATACATTAGGTGGAAATGCAGTTGGAATTGCCAACACACCTGACTTTAGAGGTAATGGTATATATGGAACATTAAGGGGTTTAAGAAATGAAGAGGTTGAACGAAGGGCTGATTCATCTAATTTACCTTTTCTAGTATTATTACAAACAGATTCAAGGGCACATTCATATTATGGTAGTAAAGAGTATTCTAATAATACTGAAAATATACCTGAATGGGCACTTAATAGAGTTAAAGTTACACCTAAACATTGGTTTGTATATAATGAAAATGAACCTGTTAAAAAAGCATGGGAAAATGTGCTAGTTAAGGATGATAATAAAGAGTGGAAAAATATATTAAAAAGAGCACAATTTACTAAGAATTTTAAATTATTAAAAGCAACCGTTTTATCTATATATCAAGAATTAGAAGTAGGTGAAGAGATTACCAATGATGAAGTATATGAGAAGTTCCCCGAACATATAAAAAAGGTGGCTAATGAATTAGACATAGAACTACCTACAGGTTCATTTACCGGTTGGTATAAAAACAAAGGTTACAATTGGGTACAAGCAAAGGCTATGATGATAGGTAAGAATGCGGGATTAGTAGTAAAGGGTTATAGTACTGTAGATAATCGTCAAAGAGTAATGGTTGCTAAGAGGGTTTAATATGAGTAAGGAATGTGAAGAAATATTAAAAGGTCTTAGTGAAGAACCTTGCACTAAGAGGTATACTGTTATTTCTACTATGTGTGATACATGTAAAATAAGACAAGCATTCTTTTGGACAAAACCTTATTGAGAGTTGATAATATGAGTATTGATTTATTAACAGAAATGGATTTAAGAATGTCCAAAGGGAATTTCCCTTATTTCTTTGAGAAAGTATTAGGTTATGAGTTAGCAGACTTTCACGAAGAGTGGTTAGACTTTACTCAATCAACAGATAGAACTGTAATTATATGTTCTCGTGACCATGGAAAATCTGTTTTCTTTCATTCATGGTGTGTATTTCAATTATGTTTTCAAGAACCACCTTATCAAATGCTATATATTTCTTCTAACCATAAGCAAACAATGGTTCATATGAAAGACATAGATAGAATGTTTACAAACATACCTCAATTAAAGCAGTTTAAGCCTCGTGGTGGATGGGCTGTAGGTGCTATGCGACTAACTAATGGTAATGAGATTTTAGAGCGTTCAGTAGGCTCTCAGATTCGTGGATTACACCCTCAAGAAATTGTCATTGATGACCCTTTGAAAGAGTTTAGTATGGCAGGTATACAAAGAGTGACTGATTGGTTTTGGGGAGACATGATTCCTACTCTTCATCACACCGCATCATTAAGAATGGTAGGAACTCCATTTACATATACAGATATATTTGCTCAATTAGAAGAGAATACAGCATACACAGTTAAACGCTACCCTGCTATTAAACAAGATGGCGAAGCATTGTGGGGTAATAGGTGGGATTTAGAAAAACTTGAAGCCCGTAAGATGGAAATAGGCTCTATGAAGTTCACTAGAGAATACCTATGTGTTCCTATCAGTACAAACACTATGTTGTTTGACCCTCAACATATAGAGGATTGTAAGGATAGAGAAGCAAGACTTCATGCAACACATAGAGAAGGCTACAGATATTATATTGGTTATGACCCTGCTATTTCAGCAAATGGTGACTATACAGTAATGATGGTTATTGAAGTAGACGATGATATGAATAAGCAAGTAGTACATATGCTTAGAGCAAAGGGCTTAGACTTTAGAGAACATATCAATCACATTATGGCATTATGTAAAAGGTATCAACCTGAAATAGTTATGATTGAAACAAATACATTTGCTAAAGCATTCGCTATGGAATTAAAAAATATTTCTGATTTCCCTGTTAGAGAATTTACAATGAGTAGGAAAAAGAAAGAAGAAATAATTCTTAACCTACAAATGAATATAGACAATCATAAGATTATACTACCAATGAAGGATGAAACTTCAAGAGGAGTAACTAAATTGATTGAACAGGAATTAGGGGCATTTGGTATTAACGCTAATGGTAAAATTGAAGGTGTTGGCGCACATGATGATATAGTTATTGCTTTGGCTTTGGCTAATTACGCTACTAAACAATTTTCTGATACTTTTATGGATATAGATGGTAGTAGCCTTTTTAACCCGTCAAGTGCTCCCACAACTATAGGAGGTGGAATTTATGGTATTAATTAAGGCAGACATTAACATAGAAGAAGTTGAAGAGAACTTAGAACAAGTTAAAAGAATTCAAGAACAAAAAAAGGTTTTAACCGAGGAGGAAAAAGAACCTAAAGAAAATCTAGTTGAACAATTTAAAAAGGATTTAAACACATGGTTACCTAATCAATATGGTAGTGAAGTAGATATTCTTAGAGATATATCAAAAAATTTAAATATTAATTTAACTGAAGCATCAGATTATATTATCAAATTCCCTATTGAACCTATTATTTCTGAAAAAAATATTCCAAATCTTGTAAAAGAACTAAGAGATATGAGGAGACAGTTCAAGGGAGAAGATAAACAGAAAGTTAGTAAAGGTATTGAGCATTTAATTACTGCTTATGAACATTACATTCAGAAATGTACAGATTCTATTTATTGGCTTAACTCATATCAAAGTCCTATTAACCATATGACATTTAACTTATCTAATATTCAAAAACTACACTCAATTAAAGATGGTGAAACAAGAGAAAAGATTATTGATTTACTATGTAAGATGTGGGAAAATGAAATAGAAAAATCATCTTTAACTTATTCAGCAGAATATACAATGCATTCTAATTTAGTAAAAGAATGTAAGAAAGATATTAGAAAAATACTTAAAGAAATACCTCACCAATCAATTAGAAAATCTAAGAAAGAGATGGTAGAAGAACATGTAAAGTCTATTCTATGTAATAATCCCGGTTTAAGTTCTAACGAAATACATTCCCGATTACCTAAAGGTTATAATAAAATCTCTACACCCCAATCAATATCTAAAATGTTAAAGAAAGTGTCTGCTACTAAGGTAGAAGGTGAATATTATTTAGTTAGAGATTTAATTAAGAAAGATTTATATTCTTATGTAGCAGGTTTCATTGATTCAGATGGCTACATTACTATGGATAAAACAACTGCCCCAAGAATAGGAATGATTGCTACAGGGAATAGAGGTAGAGCATTCTTTACTGAATTAGAATCTGAACTAAAGTGTGGGCGATTACATTTAGACCAAAAAGTAGGAGAAAATAGTAGAAGTCAGCACAGGTTGAACTTTTATAGTCAATCAGACATAGGAATTATACTTGATAAATGTCTACCCCACCTAAGAATGAAGCAAGAACAAGGGAAACTGTTATTAGAGGCCATAAGAATCAAGAAGCATCACAAGAAGGCTGATTGGGCAAAGCCCCGACTTCAAGAGATTTTCAAATTAATGAAATACGAAAATTGGAAAGATTCTAAAGGTCAAGGCGGTAAAGAATTTATTAAATATGATATTGACCCAGATGTTGTAGTTAAATACCATGATAACTGTAAGATGAGTTTGATGGAAGATATAGAAAGCGGAGTTGAATGAAATGGGATTAAAAGATTACTTAGGGAATTTTGTTAGGAGAAGAACTCCTACTCCTCACGATAAGGATATTTTTAATTTAGGTATTCAAGAAAAAAGACATGCACAGCATGTAATTGGCCCTGTATTATACCATGTTGCTAATCAATCTACTGTTGTTAGAACTTGTATCACTCAATTAAAAACAGAAATATTTAGAAGGGGATATGTTTGGGAAAAAGCATTCGTTAAAAAGTGCACTAATTGTGATACTAAATACGATAAAGATATTGAAGTATGTTCTAATTGTGAATCTACAGAACTTGTAATACCTTCTATGAATCAAAAGCATTATGCTGAATCTTTCTTTGAAGGATATGTTAATTCCTCCGAGCAAAGATTTATTGATGTATTAAAAGAATTAGAACAAGATTTAAATATTGCTGATGATGCATATTTAATTTTAGTTAAAGAATATTATTTAGATGATGACGGTAATGCTATTATGCATAGGATTAAAGAAGTATTTAGAGGCGACCCATTAACTATGTATTTTGATGTAGATGAAGAGGGAGATAAAGGTAAAGCAAGATTTACTTGTTTAACTCATAGAGATTTATATGATGATACTCCCGGAAATTGTCCTATGTGTAACTCTAAATTACAATCTGTCTATTATGTTAATAGGGTTCATGGGGAAGACCAATACTATGTGAAGGGTGAAGTAATACATATTAGTAAATATAACCCTACAAGATTATATGGTTTCCCACCTATCTTAACTCTATGGAGTCACATTACTACTCTTACTGCTATGGAGACATACATCAATACTTCATATACTAAGGCAAGAACTCCAAGAGGAATACTAGCAGTTCAAACTAATAACATGGAGTCATTAGTAAAGTATTGGAAAGGTGTAAAAGAAAAGTTAGAAAAAGACCCTCATTACATACCTATTATGGGTATAGAAACTGATGGTGGTAGTAAAGGTTCAGTTGAATGGATTCAGTTTATGAATACTATGAAAGAGATGGACTACATCAATGTTAAAGAAGACTTGAGAACTAGAATTTCAGCATTTTACGGAGTTAGTAATATCTTTATGGCTGATTCATCTACAAGTGGTGGATTAAATAATGAAGGTATGCAGATTCTAGTTACAAACCGTTCTGTTGAAATGGCACAAAATGTTTATAATCAATACCTATTCCCTTACTTAGTTAATGAATTTGGTATTACTGATTGGAAACTGACATTACTTCGTTCGGAAGAAGAAGACAATGTAGCAGACCTAAGAAGAAGAGAGATTGAAATTAACCTCGCTACCCAAATTAAGAATCTAGGATTTGAAGTTGATATGGATGAAGATGGTAATTTCATATACTCTAAACCTGCACCTGAACCTAAAGAACAACCTAAAGGTGAGGGTGAATCACCTAAACAATTAGAAACAGACCCATTAGCAGGTACAGATTTAGACGCTTCATCAATGGGTCAAATGCAAGAACAAATGATGTTAGGAAACAAAGATGGTGCTGAACCCCCTAAGACAAGAGATAAACCGTCTATGAGTGTTGGCCCACCAAATAGAAATTCAGGATTACCAAAAGAAGCAGCAAATAACAATGTAGATAGAAGGACAGAAAAAGGTGGAATATAATATGAATAACGATATAATTAATAGAAGACTAGAAGCGGCTAAACAACAAATTACTGATATGCAAAGAAAAGTAAATCAACCTACTCCTGTTCAAAAAGAAAGCACTAACTTAGTTCCAGCAGGTGTACCACAAGCAGCAGTTGATACTCCTGATACACAAACAAGTATTCCGGGAGTTATTACAGGCGGCCCAAAACAATCCAATAAAATGAAGGAAGTTTAAGTATGAAATCAACCGCTTTAATTAACAGTTTATTAGAAGACCTAATAGAGAAATCTTATAATGGTAACTACATGGATATATTAAAAGCGATTGATTTTACTGCTAAGGATTGGAGAAAGGTAGATGCCGAAGCAAGAAAGGGATGGTTAGCAAATGGTAAGAAAGGTTTATTATCTAATTTTGTTTTAGATGTTCTACAAAGAGAATACCCTGATGAACAAATGGAAAATTTAATTTGGCCTAATGATAAGAAATTAACTATTGAAGAAAGAATTGCTGAAAGTAATTCCGAAGAAAGAGACTTATCTCCCGAAGAAATGCAAAGAGAAAGGTTAAGACAACATATGGATTCATCAAAGCCTGATTCAGAATCAGGGCCTAAAGATACACCAGATGGAGAAGAACACGCATCAACAAGACCCTTTAATATGGCTAATGATGACAAATTTAGTGGTACTGCTGACGCTCAAAGAATGGAACAATTTATTGCCTTTGGTGATAAATTACTTGCTGATAAAAATAAAAGAGAGTCAAGTAAAAACTTAAAAGAAAGAACTCAAATTCGTGAAGAAGGTGTAGCAAGAGCCACTAAGGATAAAAAGAAGTCTGATAAAGAAAGAAAACTTAGACAGCAACTAATAGGTAATCGTGAAGAATCTGAAGGAGTAAAACTTTGGGAAGAATTACTTCAAAGTATTGATATGGGTGTTGTTAATGAATTAATCAAACTATTAGGTACTCCTACTAACGATAAAGAACTCTTCGCTAAAAGGTTAAGAAGATTTATTGCTGAAAGATTACCTCCACAACATAATGATATAAAACCAAAGTTAGAAAAAGTTGCAGAAGCATTAGAAGAAGAACATGCTAAGGGCGCAGAAGATAGACTAATTGATACTACAGGTAAAACAAGTACTGCTTTACTAGCAAAGTCTAACGGAAACCAAATGGGTAAAAGGTCTAAGATGGGTAAAACAAATAGACTAACTATCAAATGGGGTGTTATGGCTTCAGAAAAATTGAAGGCTTTGACAGCAAAACAATCATTACAACTCATTAACCCTAAGTTTGTCAAATTTACATTAACTGATGATAGATGGTTAACTAATGATAACCTTAAACCTATTACAGAAACATGGTTAAGTCAAATAAATTTAACCCTTATTAAATATACAGCATTATCCGAACCAGATAAATTGAAGGCTCAAACTAAGATTAATAGATTAAAAGGCCCAACTTATTTAGAACCTAATAACTTATTAGCAATCTTATACGGTACTGTTTGGGAAAAAGTAAAAGATGATACTTCATACGAAATTCCTAACTTAGACTTTGGGTATTGGTTAGAAGGATTTACTCAAGGTGTTCAAGGTATAAAACCTAATTATGGTGTTGATGAATTAAGCCAAATTATTAGAATATCAAAGAGTATTTTACCAGCACTAATTAAAGCAATTGATGAAGGTATAGTTCTTGACCCTGATTCTGGGAAAGTTTCAGTTGTTGGTATTCAAAGAAGATACCACATCGCTATTAATAAAATACCTGAAAGTTTGAGGAATAAATCTATACTAACTATGTTTAAGATTATGAACGGAGAACCTTTCAGTAATAAATTAAAAGGTAAAAATAAATCTACTATAAAAGATGCTGAACAAAGTATACAGAATCAAGTCGCTGAGACAAGACATGGTAAATCTTTATTCTCACTATTACTAAAAGCACATCTAGCATATACAAAAAATATTCCGGGAAAAAACATACTTTTAGAGTTGTTAAAGGATGAGGAAGATAACCAAGAAGGTGAAATAAAAGTAGACTTTGCCACTCCAGATGCTAAAATTACAAGAGATGAAGAAGGTAATATAGTACAACCTAAGAAAAAACAGGGTAAGGTTAAATCCAGAAAAGGTGAAAAACTTAGAGTGAATCTTGGTACAATTACATATACTGATGAAAACGATATTAAAAGAAAATTGACTAGTATTGAAGAACCTGAAAAATCATCAAATGGTAAGTATATAAGACTTAAAACACCTGAAGGTGATAATACGCTATACCCTATAGATACTAAATGGGTTAATACAGGTAAGGGAGAACCAAACCCAAGTACAACAATGCGTAAACCACAAGCAGGTAAGAAATTCGTAGAAGCAAATTTAGAAAGAAGAGAAAGTCTTGAAGAACAAGTTAATGCTGATGGTAAAAAGAAATATACAGATAGGGAAATAGACGAAATGGTAGGTTCTAGA